GCTTGAATTAGCTCTTTAAATTGCAAAGCATTATTAAGAACTTGGCAGCCTGCGCTCCACTTATCTATATTCTTAGACTCAGTAGATTCGTTAGCGCGATGGATGTTAATACCAAACAATCCTGTTTCTTCTTTACCTTGCTCCTCAGCTACTGAATCTTTATCAGCATCTCTATAGACTGTAACTTTCTTAGCTTGCTTTAATGCAGTGTACTTGCCCTGATGTAAGCCTATTGTATAAGTGTCTATGTATTGCCCTGCCTTAAGTACTGCTGTGCCTAAGTTATTCATAGGATTATTAAGCCAAAAAGTACCTGGATTAGTGGTAGCAGTGTACCATTTCACCTGATCTCCTTGCACCAAGCCTATTATGTCATCAAATTTATTAGGCTCATTCGCTTTTGAGCGTATGCCTACCACGTGAATAGATGGCCATTTGTAGCCAAGCTCTGTGAATTGAGCTTTAAGCTCTTCTACTGTTGGTGCTTTCATTCTTTCTTAGTTCTTTGTCCCGTTTAGATAAGTAGACTTTAAGCTTGCGCTCATAGTCTTTACGTGTTTTCTCTTCCTTTGTCATGTATATTAGTTAGTGAAATCTCTCACGTTGAATCGACTCCATGCGCTATCGTAATTCCTTCCCTCACTAAAAGCCACAGTGCTCTGCCTGTTTACTTTGCGTAATGGGTGAATATCAGGGAAGTTATTAGAGCTGTATTCAGGGTATGAGCTGCTGTTATCACACAAGTAATCCACTAATCTCTGAGTATACCACTGCGCATTCTCACGCGCCTTCTCTACTAAGCTATCCATCTCACCTTTAGAAATGGCTGTAGTGTTCTCAGATTGGCGAGTAACTAAGTTACCGTTATCATGCTTGTACATGAGGAAAGGATAAAGCTCTACCATGGTCCACCATGCAGTAGGCTTAACTATGTATTCGTTTAATAAAGTCTCATACACTCCTGATAACGTGCCGTTCTCTATCTCAGATTTAATCTTGTTAGTAAGATCAGTACCAAGGTAAAGAGTCATGTACTTATCCTGTGCCAAGTACATTGCAGGGCGAATTAAGTTAGTATCTACAGCTTCATTAAGTTGAGTGTACTTCTTTAAGAATTCCTCATTAATGAATAATATTTCGGGTGCTATTGCCATGTTATTAGTGTTTAATTATTTAAGACTGCCATGATTAGGTTGATCATAAGTAGCTGTATTTGCTGTAGCAAATCCTTTAGCTATATCTTTAAGAGGCATTCCTGCTCTGATTGCTTTAGCTACTGAGATTGGATCAGAAGATTCTAATCCATTATCTTTTACAAATCTACCCTTTTCTCTTTTACGGAAGTACACTCTGCGCTCAAAGTAATGTTTACAATTAACCCCCCCATGGTATAACCATACCGAAAAGGTAGAGCCATTATGGCCCATGTTAGGATTCAGCGTATTAGTATCAGGCTCCATGGCTTGTAAATCCTCATATCTGTAAACAAATCCAGCCTTAGCAGCACTTACCATCTGCCTGCAAAATTTGCGACTGTTAGCACTTAGATTCTTTGAATAGCTGTATCTAATCTTATACAATCCGCTATCCATTTCAGAGGTCTCATCAGGTTTAGCGTAACTGCGAACTGATGCAAGATTAACAGGCTCAGCTTCGATTAATTCCCACTCCTCTTCATCTACTATCTCGCCCTTATCCGCTAAGAATTCACACCACCAAGCCTCATCCTCATCTGTGAAAACAGGCTTATCTTGTGGATCTAAATTAGTCTTTTTTTTTTGAGCGCTTAGTTTAGCTACTGCGCTTCCCTGCGAAGGCTCAAACATAGCCGTAGCTACGTCTATTGGAAGCTGTAGGAATTGAACTAAGAATACAATAGCTTGCTCTTTTGTTAGAGCTCCACTACCTACAGCTGCTACAATCTCTAAAGCGCTTGCTATCTGAGCGCCATTGTACGTAACATCACTTACTGAAGCTCCTGCTGGTGCTACCGGTGCAGGTGCGTTAGTGTCAGTAGTTGCATTATCTGCAATAGCTGTAGGTGCTATTTGTGGCGCTGCCTCAGCTGCATCAGCTAATATATCATTAGACTCAATATAAATATCAGCCATAATGCCCATGCCCTTAAATATCTCTTCAAGTGAATCAGTTATAATCTTTTGATATGGCTCAATGATGTTTCTATTGAAGATGCGGTAAGCGCTCTTCATTTCATCTGCGTTGCTACCTAATCCACCTGCATCTCTAATACCAAATAATAAAGGTGAAGTAACTCTATGAGCTGCTAAGATATTCTCTCTTGACTGCACGCTTAATTCTTGCCATTGCTTATCTGCATCAGACATTGGAACTAAGTCTAAACGTGGTGCTCTATCAGCTGATTCGTTAAAAGTAAATACTACCTTACCTGCCTTCTTAGCACCTACCATGGTTTCCCAATTCCTTCTAATAGCCATCTGCTCTTCAGGATCAGGGATGCCATTATTCATGTGTAAGAAATAGCTTGGGGCCATTCCATTGCTTAAGAATGCTCTATAAAATTCACTGATATCTCTTGTGATTTCGATATAGTTAATAGCACTGTAGTAATCAGGCTTAGGATAGTAAGCAGAGCCTGGTGTCATAACTCCAACGAATAGCACTTGAGAAGGCTCATCTGCTTTCGTTGTTGGGTTATACATCGGGATAAACACAGGAATATTTTTCTTCTTGCGTGTGTCGCTCCAATCCTTTGAGTAATAAATGCCAGGTATAATATCCTCATCATTAGCCACAGCTAAGCGGCAGTTCTCATAAGGCAAGTGATTAATCTTAGCAATGGTGCTTCTATCTACGCTCCAAATTACTTCTAAATAATAGCCGCCCTGCATCTTTGCATCTAAGGCTATTGGTCTGCGGATAGTATTAAGCTTAAGTCTATCTATCTCTTTTTGAGCAGCAGGATTGTTACTCTTAATCTCTTTACCTGCTATCATGAAAGATATGCTCATCGTTAATGCAGAGTGCACCGGAGAGGCATAGTATAAATCAATGAGATAATTGCTAAACAAATTAGCTTCGCCAAGTGTTACCCATCCTTTGGGAGTCTCTTTCTCTGTAGCTTCTTGAGGCATTGCTGCGCCAAGATTAACTAACATTGGTACTGATGGCTGTGCTATATTATCCATTGTAAGTAATATCGTTATCTATTGTTAAATTCGGCTCAGTGTAGCGAGGAGTAGTAATATCTTCAACGATTAAATAACCCTTCTCAATTACTCCCTCTACTGCCGCGTTTGTAGGATCTAAGTTGGTGCTGCTATTTTGCCCATAAACAATATAACTAAACCGAGCTGGATAGTTAATTAGTAGGCTTGCAGCTGTTGGTGTATTGGCATTCGTGCCGATTCGAATGGTAGTATACCTATCATTCTCTGCTACCTTAGTTGGGATAGCGTAAAGCTTTTGAAGTGTCTGCTCATTAGTTAATTCAAGCAGATAATGAGTGTATGTATTAGCAAGCAAAAGCTCCCCTTCCTTGAGAGTCAAGTAGAGGAGCTGTGCTGCTGTATTTTTTACTAAATAAATCATGCCTTAAATATAGCACAATTTATTTTAAAGTGATGCAGGAACTACAGTAACTGTAGGATATTCTCCGAATACATCGGTTAATGATTCAACAAGGCAAAGATATGCTTTATCTTTTTCTTCGCCTGTGAAGGTAACTGTATATCCTGACATATCACCTTTAGATGTACCGGTAGCTGTAGTGAATGCTGTAACCTCTACACCATCCTTATTTCCACACATCCACAAGTTATCATTATTATCTAATACCCAAAGTACATTACGACCTTTAGCAATGTTTTGAAGTTCAAAAGCACGCGCAGAAGTCATACCATGAAACATAGCTACAATAGTTTGAGTGTAGTATACAGTGCCATTTTCAATACTAATAGCAGCCTCTTCAGTGAATGAGCCTGTATGCTTAGGTAATTCAAATTCGTAAACGTTTCCTGTAGCGCTAATAGTTTCTACAAGGTTATCTTCGATTCCTGCAGAATTATTAAACGTAGCGTAATCGCCAAGATAGATGGCTTTAATGCCACCAATCGCCTCTTTACATAGGATCTGTAGTCCTCCCGTTGTCAAGCAACTCATAATTTTATAGTATTAAGTTATTTAAAATTCTTTGCAAAGAATGGGCAGCTATTAGCTAACCCACTCTTTTAACAAAGGAGTATTAATTAGGGATTCATGAAACCTAAGATAGCCTCAGCAGGCACTGCTACTTGCGTACCAGCACGGAACTTCATAACCATTCTCACGTTATCTGATCCATCAGTTACAGACATATCTACTACCTTAACTTCGTTGAAGTCAGATACAGTGTCAGTACCGAAGAAAAGATTTTCAGGCTTAGCAAATAAAGCTACGTTGTCAGGAATACCTGGGCAAACATAGATTTCGTATCCGTCAAACATCAATGGGTAGTTAGATGCAGCGTTGAACTGTTGCAAGTAACCTAAAGCAGATAAAGCTTGGCGGTAAAGTTGAGCAGTCTTACGGTTTACATAAAGCTTAACAGAAGCATCACCGATTAATGTAGCAGGAAGTGCAGCCATCAAAGTCTCTAAAGATGCGATTACGTTAGAAGCTGTGAAAGCGTTAGCGAAATCTACATCAGGAGTACCTGATTTAGCAGTATCCAATACTTTCAAAATTCCGTTGAAAGAAGTGTAAGATGAAGATTCGAAGTTACCTTGCCACAAAGTGTACTCAATGTTTTCAGCTACTTTACCTGAAAGGTGAGCAATCAAGAAATCTGCAAAGTTAGCAGGGATAGTATCGTTAGCAAATCCGCGGCCTGTTTGTGCAGCTTCCCAGTCTTTTGCAAACTGATCCTTACAAACTTGCACATTTACCTTAAGGTCAGTAACAGTCAATACACGCTCAGCTAATGTAAGAGCTGAATCAGCGTTATCGAAATCGCAACCCCAAGCTTTTACGATGTCAGTAGAAGCTAACGTCTTAAGTACCATTTTGTACTTTACGTTCTCTTTAACTGTGATGTAGTTGTTAGCAATAGTGTCTCCTGACAATACCGCTGCGCTGATATACGGCAGAGCTAACTCGCCAGCATATGAGCTTGAAGAAATGGTTAAATTAGATGCCATTTTTTTTGTTTGTTTTTATGTTTGTTTTTATTTGAGTTTAGTAATCATAGCGTAGGCTCTTTGTTGAGCAGTCATACGAGACATGTCTACGTGTTGTGTTGGTGCTGTTTGGCGAGCTTGCTTAACAGTTACTGCTGCCGGTGCTTGTGAAAGCTCTACTATCTTTGCTTCAGCAGCACTAAGCTTAGCTTCAAATTCAGCAATTACGTTTTTAAGTAAGCCTTCTACTTGCTCTTTTGAGTAAGTTTCAGCTACCTCTTGTTCTACAGTAACTTCTACTGAAGGCTCTTCAGTAACTACCTCTTCAATAGATGCAATTACTCCACTTGCTACAACAATCTTTTTACCGTTGTCAAGTGTATACTCGCCATCTGCAAGAGGCGAAGGATTGCCATCTGCATCCATTACAAATATCTCTACTCCCTCTGCCCATTCAGCAGCAGGTGAATAGATCATAGTGCCATCAGCTAAAGCACCCTCTGCCATCATTTCTACCTTTGCAGGCTCAGCGGCAGGAGTCTCTTCTACTGACAATTTCACCCCATGCTTACTAAGCGCTGGAGCGAACTTTTCTAAAATTTCAGAAATCATGTTCATGTGTTATAATTATTAGTGGAAAAAATTACAAATTCGTTTCAAGTGCTGAACTCAATTCAGCTAATAGCTTCTCTAAGTCTTTCTCTTTTACTTCAGTCTCTGCCATTGGTGTAAACCATCCTTCTATTGAAAAGCCTTTAACCTCGCCATTCTTTACAGCTGCCCATGTAGCATCATCATCTACCTTTACCCCTATCATCCAGGTACCATCCGGTAACTCAAAGCCGTAGTTATCTCCCTTATCAGCTCCAAACTTTATCCATGATTCTACTACTGTAAGATTGTTCACAGGCATCTCATGCTGAATAGTATGGTTATGGTGCATGTTACGCTTGAGGAACTCCTGCGCTGTTTGCTCTATGGTCTCTTTAGAGTAAGTGATAAAGTACTTTTCACCATTACCATCATAACGCACTATAGGCTGATTAGGAATAAGAGCAGGACCGTAAAGCATTCTCTTCTCTCCATCTTCTACGCGAGCAAGCATTAAGTTAGCTTTTGAAAGCGCCACGAAGTCTACCATTAAAGCAGGCTCTGATACTAAACTTACTGCATACACCCCCATGTTAGAGTTATCTTCGCCTAAGCCATATTCAATTAACTTCAATTTATCATTCATAGGTTTCATTTATTTCAAATAGTATAGCATCAATTATCTCATCTATGATAGTATCAGTATCTTCTAATCCTGTCTTATCTATTTGAGATAGTGCATTTCTAACTCCTCTATCTACGCACTTTTTAAGTAGTGGAAAGTTTGCCATATTTGTTATAAGTGAGATTGGTCTATTATCTTTTGACGTGCCTCTAAAGCGTTAGCCACATTACCTGCAAGTA